GTTGATTCTCCAGCAGATCCTGACCCAGCCGCTGAACGAACAACAACATGGATTGAAACTGTTGACTGAGACCCTGTTCCGGATCCAGAAGCTGTTCTTAGATAGTAAGCAGGTCCAAGGTAGAAACGTCCACCATTTAGGAATGGGAACGAGAAGTCTGTTACAGCACCAAGTCTTAGTTGTGTTGGTCCAGAGATTACTGCTACTTGCGCACCAATAGCTGATCCAGTAGCTGTTCTTCCAACAATGCGAACACCAACAGCAACAGCTGAACCAACACCAGACCCTGTTCCTTGTTTTGCTTTAGTTGCAAATGCAACAGCAACCGCAGAGGAAGAACCAGATCCAGCAGCAGTTAACTGCCAGATCGGTGCGCCAAAGTAAAGACCAGTTGCTGGTCTATATGCAGATGAAAAATCTGTGAGCGTGCTCTGAAAAGCAGCCATAGGGGATTCCCCTACCTACTAGTCGAGAGACAGCGTAAGTGATGTGATCTGGAAAGTGTCGCCAGAAGTTACAGCAGCTGAAGCGGACAGTGCACCATTCCACAATGGGTTGCCGCCTGTTGAGTTATCCCACATTGACCAATGGGTGTAAGTCTCAGTTGTTGAAACGTTTGTCCACTCAACCGTTGCACTCGTTGCAATTGATCCGGAAGCAGCAGTAGCCCAAGATGTGACTTTGCGTGTTGCTTCGGTTGCTGCGTTTGATGTGCAGTCTTCGCCTGGGTCACCGGTGTGCAACTTCAAGTACACGTTCGATGGCATGGTGAATGAAGTTTTGCCTGTGACATGCTCAAGCAATTTAAGTTCTGCGTAGTTTGAAATTGACATGTGACTCCTAGTTCTTAATTAGTATAGCAAAGCCCCCCCGCGTACTAGGCGGAGGGGCTTGCTGCTTACAGCTATGTAGTTAGCTGCTTAGCTTGCGTTTACACCGATGGACGATGCTGACTCAATACGACGCAATGAAGCCTCGCGGAAGCGGCCGTAGCCACCGAGCCAGTACCAACCCATAGGCTGGAGACGCATGAGCAAGTCGGTCACGTTGCCGCGAACAACCTTTGGCATTGCGCCGTTTCCATCCTGGGTGCTGAATGCCTTAGCAAGAGCCTGACGACCCATGATAAGAGTTGCATACGAGTCACCCGTTCCAGCTGCACCTGCACCGTTGAATGCATTTTCAAAGATTGGTGCACGTGGGGTTTCGATGAATCGTACTGATTCAAAGAGACCGATTTCGCCGTTGTAGATTCCGGTTGGGTCTACGTAGTTGGCTGGTGTACGCCATGCTGATGCATCGGTTGCCGAACGGAAGTCGTACGACACGTCTGGGTGGATGAAGCCAATGTACGAACCATTGAAGGTTGGAACGTTAGCCTTACGCAATGCAGCTACCTGCTTGCGGATGTCGTTTGCAGTCAACAAGTCGTCAACGGCCATGCCAACGCGTGAGGTAGGAGCTGAAGCGCCACCGGTTGCGTAAGCTACGTTGTCGCCAGCAGCAAGAACTGCAGATACAACTTTGTCCATTGAGTCACCGGCGTTGTAGCCGATAACGTTTGCTGCTGCAGCGTCTACGTCCAAGAACGCTGTGCCACGGAGCTTAGCTGTGGTCACAACGGCGTTGCCGTATTCTGCAAGGGTGACGGTCTTCTGGCTGTCCGAAAGGGCAGTAGGAGTTACGTCGGTCACTTCGTTCAACGTGCTGGTCGCTGCTGCGATGTCGTTGAAGATAGTGAATGTTACAGCGCTTCCAGGCATTGCCTGAGCTACTGGTTGTACGTCTGCTGCCTGATCGAACAAAAGCTCTGAACGCAATGCAAAGTATGCAAGACGGTCAAACGCAATTTGATCTACGGACAGTGCAGAGGTGGTTGTTTCGCCTGCCATGTTATTAGTTCCTTAATTGAGTTAGATGATGTTGGTTTGGTTGGCTCGCGCCTGGGCCAGTAATTCCATCACTTCTCGTTCAGATTTGGCGTTTGAGATTCGTGAAGCAAAGTCAACCTGCGGCTCGCCCACCTCGCCCACTCTTGCGGCATTGCCCATTCGGTTCCATGCCTGCTGTTCTGCTGGCTGTACCGCCTGAGGTGCTGGTGCACTTTGTGGTGTGAGATTAAGTTTGGAAGCTGCAGACTTGATGGCATCAGCAGAGATTTCGCCGTCGTAGCCCTTGATGAAGTATTCAGCTACCGGGCTTGACAGGTCTACGCCTGCTTCCACGAAAGCTAACTTCTTCTTGGCTGCTTCAGCATCTGCTTTCAGCTGTCGAAGTTCTTTGTTCTCTTGTTCCAGTTTCTTCAGGTGTGACCTGACCGGATCGCGAGGTTGCTGCACTTGGTCTTGAACGTCCTCTTCTTCGTAGAAGCCTTGTTCTGACATGACCCACTCCTTCTGCCCACGCTTGGTTGGAGGAACCAAACGGCTGCTTAACTTAATACACCCCTAAATGCACATTGAAACCGGGGGGCTTTCCAATGGTTAGTTCCTCTTGGAACTGTTAAAACTATATCACACGCTTCCTAAACCAGATTGAATTGCTCCGCCAACTTGACGTTGAGTGAACCCACCACCGCCACTTAGCCCAGCAACTTTCTGTCGCTTCAGTTCATCGAGCCTACGTTTTGCTTCTGCATCTGTGTTGAGTGCAGCTCCAGCAATTTGTTCTTGTGTTAGTCCTGCCTCAGCTGATGCTGCACGACCAAGCTCACGCATGTTGGCTACGTTCTCAAATGCTGCGGTCTGCTGTGCCTGGGTTATGCCACGACGAGCTACGTCTTCAGCAAACTGCTTACCAACTGTTAGTCCGGCTTGACGCTCGGCCTGTGCTGCCGTAAGCGCTGCTTGTGCTTGGATCTTGTACTCACCAGAAGTCATCATCGGACGAGCCTTCTCTGGGTCAATAAAGTAAGCCAGGATGTCACCGTCGCTAAGCCCGTACATTGTCCTCAGCTTCTCAGTAACGTCAGCTGGTGCATCCTTGACTACACGGTAAGCATCACGAAGCCTGTTGTTCAGTTCGTTTACAGATACGTCTCCACCAATCAACTTGTTTAGCTGATCGCTGTCTGAGTAAAAACCCTGAGGCAGACCATTAAAAGACATTACGTTCTTGTACTCCTGCTCCATGGAGAGGTAAGTAGACGGCAATAGTTCAGGCAATCCCTTAGCCCTACGGATCTCGTTAGCTGCAAAGCGCTGCTTGTATGCAGGCTCCTCTTTCAACGAGTAGATGAAAGCATCCGAGTTATCTGGATCAACTTCACCACGGGTGTACTTGGTCCAGATGGCATCGTAAAGACCTTCCAGTCCGTACGATGCAAGTCCACTACGAAGTATTGCTTTAGCGCTAGCTGGGTCAAGCCCTGTTGCTGAACCAGAAGATCCACCAAAACTAGAAAATGCTGCATCTGCACTTATTTCTCCAGCTTGGAACTTTGCGTATACATCGTCAAGAGCAGTCTGGGCTTCCCCGGTTACAGTGGATCCAGCCTTTACGTATAGGTCATAAACTTCTTGAGGAGTAGCCATTACTCAACCTTTCCAAACGCTTTAGCCATGGACATAACCATTGCCCTGGCATCACTCTTTGCCTGCGATGTTCTGTCGTAACCGTACTTAGGATCAGACTTGAGTGTGTCCATCCATTCACTAAGACTCATTGATGGTTTGTCTTTTGTTCCAAAAGCAACACCAAACTTTGGGTCATTAAAGTCGATTGTGTCTGGGGCTACCTCAAGCACACGTGAAGCAAGGTCCCGGTATGGGGAGAAGATTTCCTGCAGGGTGAGACCAGCGTCAAGTTGTGGTGTCAGCTGGAAGTACGTTGCTTTAGCCAAGGCAATACCCTTCTTCTTGAAGGTGTCAGCTGTAGGGATCTCTCCGTCATACTCTTTTCCCTGAACAGCAGCAAGGATCTGGTCCTCAAGATCTGCTGGTTTGTATCCGTAAGCATCTGCAACCTTCTTCAATGCGGCAGCGTCAGCGCCTTGCAGCAGGTCTTCCCTGCCTCGACCACGTGAGCCAACAACCGTATTGATGTACTGAGATGCAGCAATGCCAGCAAGACCGCGACGGCTTACCGTTGCTGCAATGCTGTCAAGTTCCGTCTTTGTTAGTCCAAGGTCTCCATACTCAGATGCAATCTTGACGCGATTGTTCTGGACCCTGTCCATCCGCTCACCTTCGGTGAGTGCATCAAATACCTTCGCAGCATTGGCTGTTTCGTTGTAGTACTTGGTTGCATAAACCTTTGCATCAAATGCTTCAATACCTGCTTGGGTTGTGAAGTCATACTGCTTTGGGTTATTGGCGACATCAAGAACCAAGTCAATAATGTCATCACCAAATACGCTGCGAGCTTCCGCTTCTCCGGCACCACCGTCAAGTATCTTTGCAAACTGTGGATACTTGGCAATGAACGTCGCCTTCCAGTCCTGCTTTGGTCTTGTTTCTGAATTTTGTCTAGGTGCCATTATTGACCGCCAAGTAGTGCGAAGATTCTTGTCATAGCGCTTCCAGCAGCGTTAGCTGCAAACTCACCAGGAGCTGCCTGCTCCGCCTGTGCCCTGGCTGCAACACCAAGAGATGTTGGATCCATTGACCCACCAGAAGCACGTGAGCGTTCTGCTTGCTGGATACTTAGAGCTGCCTGTCGAGCTTCTGCCGGTGTAGGAGGACGCTTCAAAACCCTGAAGAACTCTTCACGCACGGCGTCCATTGCATCCTCTGTGGACACAACGCTGTAGCTGGCACCGCCACCTCCACCAGATGCTGGTGGTATCTGACCAGATGCAAGACCAGAAGCCACAGCACGCCACGTAAGCTTTGCTCGAACAGAAAAGTCAAGAAGCCCCTGGATAGCTCGCTGATCGCTTGCGTCCAAACCGGATCCAGAAAGCATTGCAGCACTTGGCTTTGAACCATAGAACAATCCAAGCTTCTGCGCTGCAGAAATCATTGTCATTCTCTCGGCTGCACTCTTAACGCCAAAGAACTCAGATGCAATATCTGAACCATCAGCGCTGTAAGTTCCACCGGACAAGTGACCATCTTCAGTGATTAGCTGTGGTCCGTAATAGGTCCAGGTGTTCTGTCCAGTCCTGACCAGAGTGTTTTGACCCTTAAAAGATGGGTCGATTAGCTCGTCACGAGAAGCGTTATTGAAGTCGTTCTTGTCTGGGATAATCGGGATTGGTGGGGCTATCTTCGTCCCTGTAGTTGCAGTTGTCTTTGGCATCACCGTGTTGGTGCCGATACCCTCTTGCCCTTGCTCCACCAAGCCTTGATCTGCCAGCATTTCTGCAGATGATTTACCCGTGCCTTGATCTTCCTTAGTTTCTGTCGTATATCTAGGCATTAGTCCTCAACCTCTTGGATAAGCAATCGTTGCCAGATTCTATCAAATTGTGGGTTTTCCTGAGCAAGCTTGTTGCCGTAGTTGTACATGTACATTCTTGAAGGAGTAGCCCTCTTTGATTCAAATGACTTGCCACCAGCTTGAGCCAAGTAGATTTCTCGTGTGCTCAAGTAATCCCGCAACAGAGGGGTTAGCGGGTTGTCTTGAACTCGTGAGTCTTCAACAAGATCTGTAAGCTTCTTGATCTGGTTAGGGAACTGACCAACCTCGAACTGTGCGAACCTAGGGAATCCCGGGTACTCCTGGTTGAGAGCAGCACGGTATGTGTCAAGCCTTGCCCTTTGGGCGTCATTAGGGAATGGACCGAACATCTTGCGGGCAGCACGATACTTAGATGAACCAATACGATTCTGGGCACTCTCGATCAATTCATCGTCGGTAAGCTTTACTCGCTTGCCCTCTTGAACTTGTCGATTGAATACGTCAAAGTTAAGCTCAGATCCAGCAGGTGCAAAGTAGGCGGCAACGTCCTTGTAGTTTCCAGACAGTAGGTCTTTGTTCTCAAACTCCCACTCTCCAAACTCTCGTGATGCTTCAAGACCAGGAATTTGCGACTGGGTTTTTGATCCAACATACAAAGCCATTTCGTTTCCAAATACGCTGAGGAATCTTTGGACAGCCGTGTCGTAGTTTTCTTCCTGCATCTTCTGAAACACTTTTGTCATTTCGTCAACATAAATGTCGATTCCCTGAGCTTTGACCTTCATTCCAACTTGAGGTGAGGTTGGTCCGAGGAACTGTTGTGCAGCGCGAAGGATGGTTATGTTCTGTGCATCACGCTTGGTATCGCTCTTTAGTTTCCTGAGTCCCTCCTCCGTATTTATGTCGTACTCTCCGGTCGAGTATTTAGCTCGCAAGACTTCGATATATGCACCAGCAACTGTAGTATTCATTTGGTCTTCACTGTTTGTGAAGTAGCTAGTAAGAACACCATACAGTTTTGTTGCAACCGGTGGAGCAGGGTTCAAGGAAGTTAAAGTTTCTGATTTAGAAACCTTTCCGTACGGCATCAACACCTGGACAATCTTGCTTGTGTCCGGCTTGTTGCGAAGCAGGAATGATGCAGGGATCTGCGCGATTGGACCAAGTCCAGGAACCCACGAAAGACCCTGACTTAGTTGTGATACCGGAGCTTCGAAGAATGCGGATCCTCCGGTAATCTTGTCAAGAACCCATGATGGCATTCCAGGAATAGCAGGGAACTTAAAGTACATCTGATCTGTCTGTGGATCTCGGTACCAGAAACCACGACCATCTTTGTCTGGATCGCTATTCATTAGCTGACCAGCAAAACGACCGAAGCGCGTGGCAACAGTAGGGTCCTCGATCATCAGCCCGATGTATGTTCCAAGAACTTCTCTCCACGCCGACACGAACGGTGTAACAATACGAAGGATATCTTCCAGGTTGTTCTTTTCGCTGGCATCATAGAGAAGACCCTTTGTCTTTTCAATAGCAGCAACACGTGCATAATCGTCAAGCTGTGCAGCCGTAACGTTGCCGGTTCCCTTGACTTTCATTAGTCGTTCTGCTGCTTCAGAGTTGCCGATGTACTTTCCTATGTCGTCACCAAAGCCAGCCTTCTTGGCGTTTGCCTTCAGCTTGGTTATGAGACCTTCGGCCTCTTCTTTGCTCAGTCGTCCTACCTGTTCAAGTACGGTTTCGTAATAGAACTTGCGGAATACAGGGCTACGCTCGGTTGTCTTAACCCACTTCTGGCCGTACAACTCGTTAAACAGTTTGTCGGTAAGTGAGTCCATTTTGTCTTGGATATCTCCAAGCCAAACATCTTTATCCTTGCGACCAACGTTTACGATTTCCATTGACACACGCTGAGGTAGACCAACGTCACCCGCAACACCTGATGTAACTGGTGAGTTACGGACAAACCTTTGAGCCATCTTGTGACCAGCAAATCCCTTGCTTGCCGAACCAGCAAGAACAGGGACTACCGTGGCTTCACCGTTGTCGGCAAGTCGTGTAATAACACCTTCTGTTCCGTCTGTGTTCTTTATGAGTGATCCAGCTTTAAGATCTTCGTTAGGGAACTTGGGGATCAAGTCATCAATCTGTTTTGTAAACACCTTGTCGAACTCTGGCACCCTGTCAAATGCAATCATGAAGTTCATCTCTTGCAATCCACCGGTAAGATTGTCAACGTCGTCAACAACTACTGGCTTTAAGTGCACGTTCCTTAGGAAATCATCAAGCTCGGTTTTGTCTAATTGACGCAATCTCACCGGCGGACCAAATACTTCTTTACCTGTGATGTCCTTGAACGGAACGCCACGTCGGTAGATGCCGTCGATGTCGCTAAAGTTCTGACCAGATTTTGCAGTAGTTAAAAGTTCCTGCATGATCTCTTCGTCATCCAAACCAAGAATGCGACCACGAGCCACAGCCCTTCTTAGGTCGTCTTCGTGCGCGAGTCTCATCTGGGTGATAACGCCTCTTGTGTAGTTTTCGCCATCAAACTTTGAGACAAGAGTCCAGTTGTTTGTTCTATGAAGGTGGGTTCCCATGGATGATGCACCAAGACCCTGCTTGCGCAGATCAAGCCCAAGCAACTCTGCGTGCTCACGTCGAAGATCTCCAACCAGATTCTTTGAACTAGCAGTTAATGTTTCACCAAGGATTGATCTTTCCATGGTGTCTAGTCCGGCCTTCTTTGCCATCTTCATAAGTTTGTTTGCAGACTTTGTCTCGCCAATAAGCAGACTTATGTACTCACCTGGATGGTTCAAGAATCCTGAAGCCCCACCTGCAGCCATACGAACCTGGGCATCAATTGCGTTTCGGACTACATACCCAACCGTAGCTAGCTGTAATGGTTTCCAGATTGAGTTCTGCAATGTATCAAGGAAAGCAATACCCATATTGGCTTCACCCGTGTACCTGAAGCGATCAACCTTGGTCTCAATAGAACTAAGTTCGTCCTTTAACTGGCCTATCTTTAGGTTGTTTTCATTGCTTCTAGTCTTTCCGTAAAGACCTTTTAGTTCCTCTTTTATTTGAACTGCGCGTTCTTCGTCGAGATATTCCGTAACTTCAATTCTTCTCACCTTTGAAGTAAGAACCTTTGTTGCTTTGAAATCTAATCCGACTTTACCCATTGCCTCAGCAATCAGCGGGTTACTGGTAAGACGTCGCAATTCTCTGATATCTGGGAGTGTCTGCACCCTGTCAAACAATTCTGACAACTGCATTGGTCGAGTAAAACCAAACCCCTCGTACCCTGTTTCTGCAATCTTTTCAAGCATGTCGTTGTAAACAGTGTCAGGGAAATGCTTGCGAAGTTGAGAGGCGTACACCTTCATCATCCCGTTATCTGTTTCAACACCCATGCGGTCAGTCATGTACTTGCGCAACTTCTGCATGTCAAAGCGCGGACGCTCAAATATAAGGTCGCTTACTTCTTTACCAACACCGTTGCGTTCAAGTATGACCCTTACGGCGCTTTCGTAAACTTTGTACGCATCTCGCTGATCATCGGCGCTTGACTTCGCACCAAAGTTCTTGAATGCACTTTCGCTGAACTTACGAATATCATCATCGTTTCCGCCAGCATTCCTGATGGACTTGATCATGTTAAGCACGGAAGCGCTACGCTGCTGGTCATCTCCGTTAATAACAATGTCGCGCTCCGGCAGGTGCATCAGCAAGCGTGAACGCTTCAACGGAGTTCTCTGAACAAGGAAAGCTCCAGGGTTGTGAGTAATTGTTGGATTGATGTCGTAGATACTGTTAGACAAAGTACGCGGACCAATTGCGTACTGCTTGATTAGAACCTGCTTCACCTCATCTGCGTTCTTTGCCTTTGCAAAAGCCTCGGCATCTTCCAGACTAATTTTTCCCCTAAATCGCTCAAGGATTTCTTCTGGTCTAGTTGTCTTGATAATGCTCTTAACGGCACCTACAGCAACGTTATTGTTGTCCATAAAGTTGTTCCACTTAACAACATCAAGTGAACTTCCTTCAAGAGTTTTTGTTATTCCAGCTTCAGTCTGTAGTGCTTTTGCAAATGCTGTTGCGTCAGTCTGGCTGACAAGTGGAACGATGCCTTTTGCTGCGGTAAATGCATCAACAAAATCCCCACCTTTGCTAGCCAACTAAGCAGCCTTGACTCCAGACGTAATTCCCTTGGCACCTTTTACTATGTACTTGTTTGGATCTGGAATGGCAAGTGCAATACCAAAGTCAATAAAGCCAGAGATGTTGTTGTACCACTTGTCTCCGTCAAGCCCTGTAGTCGCAGCTGCACCACGACCAATCGTAAAAGCTGAGCCATTTATAGTTCCACGGAATTCTCTTGCTGCCTCGGCTTGACGAGACATCTGATCTTCAGAGATGAAGAAACCTTCACCCTGGTTTTCCCAGTCCGAAAGAAGCTGCCACAAACTTAGCGAATCAAGAGCTGTTTTTAGATTTTGATTCTTTCCTTCTGCGTTTTTGCTTAAGCCATAAAAAGGATTAATGACTTGGTTTAGCAAGCCAAGATCTTCAAACTCCAATGATGCAGCGTTGTTTAATCCTTCAGCTGCGCTCATGCCAACAGCTGTAACAACACGTGATGTTTGTTTTAGGTAACCGTATACCCTGTCGAGAACGCTTACATCTTGATCTTTCTTACCCTGACCTACGTTGATTCTTGCCTGGACAGCAGCTGGGCTAACCATGTACTGGCGAGGTGGAGCTTTGAGCTGGGTATAAGCCTGCTGTGGGTTGGCGACCAGTTCGCGGCTAGCTAGACCGGCAATGTGGTCAACGGCAAAATCGCTTGCATATGACTTAGCTAATGCAACTTGAGTCTTTGGTGCAAGCCACGGAGCGCGGTTGTTGATGTAAGAAATTCTCTCAGTTACGAGAGGGTTTACTACTGCTGGTCGAGCCTTTTCATTTGCGTAGTTGAGCGCACCTTGAGATACGGCCTCACGCGACGCTAGATCTAAATGATCTTCCCAACGAAACATTACGCTCCATACTTATCAAGAAGGTCGGCAATTCCACTTTCAGGGAACATGCGTGAGATATTGCGCAGTTCAACGATTGCATCATTGTTTGGATTAGGCATAGGAATGCCAGCTTGAAACGAAGACATGCCCGGACCAAAGTCAGCGCCAGAAGTAATCGGCTCCATTGGTGAAGCAGTTGGTGCAAGCAGGTCGATAACAGCACCTGGTCGTGGACCCTGCGGCTGTTGCACCTGTTCTGTTGGAGGAGCACCAGCTGGCACGTCCTTTAGTCCGCGCATTAGCTTTGCTGATTCTCCGTACTGATTTGATGGAGCAACTTTTGGTGTCATGGTGCTACCAATTTTTGCTGCCGGATTTTGAAGATCGCTACGAATTGCCATTTCAGCCTCCTAGTTGTGAGAGTAATGCTTCTAGTCCTCCGCCACCCGCAGGCCCAGGAGCTGGCGCTGCTTGTGCTTCTGCTCCCATTCCTGGCTGTGCAAGTCCAGGCATCATCTCTGGTGATCCAGGAGGAACCATTGCGGCCTGCCTGTCTCGTGCTCGTTGATCTGTGCGCTTAACTGCATCATAAAGTGACACATCATTTTCTACCACTAAACGTGTGAGGTATGCAAGATCTTCCGGTTGGTATGGACCGTTAGGATCGACTGCCTGCTGCTGAATAGATGCAAGCAATGCAGCTTCGATTCCTTCTTGGATGATTCTGTCGTGCTCTAGGTCTGGGTCTGCGATCAACGGATCTGCTTCGCGTGCAGATTCTTTTGACATGAGTCCCGTTCCAAGCCTTTGACCGAGTCCGACAACGAGGCCGTTGACATCCGATCCAGCCGCCGAATAAGACACGTAATGGAAATCATTATCCCATAGCTGAGCAGGAACATACACAGATATACCCGCTGCTGCACGGCCAGGAATATAGAACGACTTCTGGAACGTACCCCAGTAAGCTTTTTCGACAGCGATAGCAATCTTGTCCTCCTCGATCATTGAAGCTTCAAAGATTGTCTGAGCCTCTTGCACTCGGTAGTCAACGGTTGCTGAAAGAACTGCGTCACCACGACGACCAGTACGGATGTTGGTTCCTGACTCTCCACCGAACTCTGCAGGGATTGCGCCCTCTAGACGTTCCTGGCGCTCCAAGCGGTCAAGAGCAGTATCAGTCTTGTATCCAGGGTTTACCTGAAGTTGCTGGATGTCTCCACCCTTAACAACACCAAGCTGACCAGTCTTGCCGTCAGCAACCTGGATAATCTCTGGGTTCTCTCCAGAACGAGCAACAAGGTATTCCTCTGGGAAGATGCCGCGCTCAATAGCAATTTCTGTAAGGGCCTGCAAGCGTGCACGTGTGTAGTACATGCCCAGGATTCCGTCGAACTGACCGCGTGGCTTGTCAAGAGTGATACGGCCTGGGTTTACAACAAGAGACAATCCGGTACGGTTTGGAATCTGCTCAAGCATTACAGCCGTGTAGCCGCCAAATTCTGGGAAATCCATATCTTCATATGACTCTGGTGTTTGCCCCATAACCACCATTTGAATTGCTTCCGGAGAAACGTATTCAAGCATGGTGAACTTTTGGTCTGCGTCAACATTGCCTACACGCAGCTGCTGGAGAACTTTCTCTCCGTAGGTGCGCATCAAGTATGAGTATGTAACCTGATACGAGAAGATACAGTCGTATGGAACTGGATCGTCAAGATCTTCTACCGGGGCAGCAAACGTGTTAAGCGGGTTGCGCACAGTCCACGTTGGTGTCAGCTTGCGGAAGTCTGGCTTGATAATTACAGGTGAGTTTGAATACGCAAACAGGTGACGCGCACGACGACGCATCTTCATTGGCATACGGTTGTTGTCCCAGATAGCAAGCATTGCCTGCTTCTTTTGCTTGGCGTTGTTCTTGCTGCGCTCAGATCCTTCCTTGATTGGAGGGAAATAAGGAGAAGGCATGGTCGAAGCAACACGCATTGACATCTGCTCAAGACCCTGGATAAACAAGTTAGCTACAGAGCTACGTGCATTGCGGTCAAGCTCGTTGAGAGGAAGAACAATATCGCCGTTCGCAAGATCGCGGATACGGCGCATCTGCTCCCTTATCGGACCATCGGCTTTTTTCCTTTGGTTGTAAAGTTCTACAATCTGTTCAGCAGAAAGCATTACTTCTTCTTTGTTACTTTAGCTAGCAGTTCTCGCTCTTGCCTCTTGATAAGTGCCTGATTAAAAAGTCCTTTAAGCTCTGGCCGCGCCCTGTTGTATCGTCCCTTTGTTACAAGTGCACGTTCTACGGAGCGCTTTTGAGAAGCTTGCGCAGCTTCCCTAGCTTCTGCTGCACCCTTCATCCACTTCTCGTTTACTCTTTCAAATGCTGAGCGAACATCTGGAGACATCTGACGCAGACGCTCTTTACCACCAGTCTTGAGGAACTGATTGTAATCAGCTTGAGTCTTAAATGTCAACTTGGTTTGTGATCCTGTTTTAATTGGTGCCACAGTTTTATCGAATGCAGCTTTTGCATTAGCCTTTGGTGCTGTTGTTTTTGGTGTTGTCTTTTTGGCTGGAGTTTTCTTTGCTGCAGGTTTTGATACAGGTGCAGGAACTACTTCATCAGCTTTTTTAACAGTTGCACGACGAGCCGTGCTATAGCGAGATGTGCTTTCCATGAAATCAAATTGAGTATTTGCTGCAGATGCGGTGTCATCCCATGCATCAGCAAAGCGATTAACTTTTGGTGCCGAAGAAGCCTTTGGCTTTGTTTCTTTGAGTTTGGTTACTGCCGTTTTTGCATTTGATTTTTCTGCTGCGTTGCCAAACTTGAGATCAACATCAATATCTTTAATCTTTGAATACGATGGTGGATTATATTTTCCAGTTGCAAGATCTACGGATCCAGCCTTCGGTCCTTTACCCACACGCTGAACAGCGTCGGCTACGTACTCATCTACTCCCGTAACTTTTGATCCAGTAGATTTTGGTGCCTTTGGCGTCTTCAGGAAAGATGGTGTCTCATCAAGTCCTCTTGGGAATGCCTTTGACTTAGGAATAATAACTTTCCCTTTAGCATTCTTTAATGGCTGATAGGCACCAGTAGTTAGATCAACGGTTCCAGTCTTTGGTCCTTTACCCAAATTGGCAAGGGCAGTCTGTGCATAATCATCCGTTCCACGAACTATTTGACTTTTTCCACCAGCAGGAAACTTTGAGGAAATTTTTTCTGCTGTAGTTTTAATAAGTCCAGACTTTGCTGGAAGAAGTCCCTTAATTGCCGTGTTAACACCTTGTACCTGCCCCTTGGCCACACCGGCTGTTGCAATCGAAAGGATTACGTCAGCCGTGTTTACTGCTGCTTCCATTCCTCCAGCCTGGCGAAGATTCGGGTTTTTGCCAATAATTCTTCCGGCAAGGTTTACGGTTGGGTTAATAAATGTAGCGTTAAAAGATTCTGCAGTTGATTCAGCAAGGTTGTATGTACCCTTGACAAACTTTCCGACTGGGCTACCAAAGAAATCTGCTGCTGGATTCTTGATTGCATTTTCAAACCTGTTGCTTATACCTAGAGTATTCTTTGGTTGAGCCGCTTTACGACCCATACGCACAGCTTGGTCACCAGTCGTCTTTACGTCAGCTAGATTAGCCCCGCTATAAACGGATGATGTATTAGTTCCAGTTGAAATACTGGTTGAAACATCCTTTGAACCACTGTTTCCAGCCTTGGCTGCAGCGATGCGCTGCAAGTCTCCTGGAGTGTAGAACCCTTGACGTTGCACACCACCGGTTGCGAACTTCTGACGAAGCTGTTGACGCCTCTCTTTGGTAACCTCTACACCTTTTGCTTGCAATTCAGCTGCGCGAGTCTGCACAAAGAAACGCTTACGTGCTTCTGCTGGATCTAGGTTAGGGTTAGCTTTAACAAATTCAACACGCTTAGCGGCAATAGCCTGGTCCTGTGCTGTTTTGTTTTTCTTAGAAGGTGCCATCTTGTCTCCGGGTTTGCGCTACATCTAAAGTACCACAAGCTAGATCCAAGTTGGTCTCCAGAGTCTAGGGGGTGGGGGTGGTTGACGCAACTGCGGAACGTGAAGTTCTGCGAACCAATGCGCCATAACTAAGTCGGTTCCGTTCTTCTTATCTCTTGTCCATGAACACATCTCGTCCACGAACACATCTCGTCTACGAACGCCAAAGTCTTCCAGTTACCACGCATGGTAGGAATTCGAACCTGCCCAGTTCTCCACAACGGAGGCAGCAAAGCTTCAACACCAAGGTTCTCGTCGAACTTGTTACGTGCTGTAGTGTGTGGAACCACGTTTACGCCATGTAGTGCCTGCCACTTGCGCACAAAGTCATGAGCTAGGAGGAATCGTTGAGCCGCGTTAATTTCTACGACCCAATGGGAAATTGGATAGCCGTATTCCCAGGACCTGTTCTGCCACTCTTCCATGATTCCACCGAAGGTTCTGCTGCCGGTGTCGTATCCGAGGAGATCCTCGGCTGTCAGTTTGATTCGTTCTACGTCAATGAGATAACGAAGATTGGTTTCTGGCTGGTATAGCCACCATTGGATAGCCCAGAACATTGTTGGTGATGGGTCGACGCTGGCAATAGAAATGATCGGTGGGGTTAAACCTTCCGGCACCCAACCTGGCTGTCTGTCGTTGTCGATGCACCCTGGGTAGTCAACTCCATCTGGGCCAAGACCACCAGTTGCCCACACACGGTTGATGAGGTAGTGATCCTCAGCCATGTCCTTTTGCTGGTAGACAACCTCAAACTTAGATGGCGAGCTGTGCTTGATGTACGACAAGTCCTTCCACGAAAGACGGAATGGCTCCAGCAATGGACCTTCTGGCCATGCCGGGGCTGTCTGCTTGCGCGAAGCTGGGCCGCTATCTAGTTCTTCGTAATACGCTTTGTAGATGAGGTGGTGGTACTTGTGGGTTTTAACTGGCTCGACTTCTTCTGAGATGTCCGTAACGTCTGTTCCGTCATAGTCATCCACCTCGTACGAGACCTTAGCCAAGCAATGAGCGTAAAGATCTCCAGGTCCAAGTCTTTGTCCGATAACAGCCAGCATTCCGCCCGGGTCGACGCGGGCCTCTGCCATGGAGTCCCATCGTTCGATGAGTTTGTCACGAGCTACTGATTCCTTTGCGTTCTCTGGTGAGGCTACGTCGTCAAAAAGGCACAGATCAGCACGATGGCCAATAAACTCAGATTCGATACCGTAAGCAGAAACCGTTGGCTCCTTGTTATCCAGACCACCCGTGCCCAATTGTTCAACTACAAACTCCTCTGCTCGCCATAATGCTCCAACATGGTTAGGACGGAATCGCCCGTAGTCAGTTGAAAGACACGCTTCTGCATTCAATGCTAGACCACGTGCCACCATTTCAGGATCTGGTTGCAAAGGTTGCGTGCGTTCTAGTGTTTCACGGATACGGCGCGAGTACATCTTTGCCAGAGTCTGGCTGATAGATCCGATCATCACACGGATTGCACGGTTGCGCACGATACACCACACGGCCACATCATGGAACAGGGTCGACTTACCAGCACCCGGAGGACAGTTAAGAACC